ATGCCGCTTTTCAAGATTTGAATCGCTGTTTTTCATTCCCGTTGCTTCCTCAAAAATCATAGGTTTGAAATCATGATCTGCTAACCATTTCCGAGCATCAGCCGCCGTAAATCGATCTGCCTGAAATCGGATTGCCTGTAATTCTGTTTTCCCGTCCTTAATTCCATATATCGCATCTATGCCATCGCCAAAATCGTTATTTTTTCTGGCGAAGGAATCGTATTGAGCCGGATCGGTCAGTCTTGCCGCGTGTTCGTTAGGATAAGGCCGCATATCTTCATATGATCTGAGCGATTCAATTTTCCGCAATGTCGAGAATTTATGACCAACTAAAGTATCAGTCGGCTCCCATCCTTCCTCGGTATTCTGGAAAATACGGATCAAAGCCGCAGGATCATCTGCCGAAGCATTGATCGAGAACTCGCTTTCAGGAATTCCGAGAACGCCTTCCCTCATAATATGTTCGATCTGACCTCTGGCGGTTCCACCTGAAGAATCCCAAGAAACAAAATCGCCGACACTAAGAGCATCGGGAGCCGCTCGATCCTGATTATCAATTCGGTCCATCTGATCCACCTTTCGATTGGCCCAAGACATACCAGAATCACCACCCCACAAACACCAAGCGATTTTTCCGTTTGATGGATAGCCATCCTCGCCTTGCCGGAACCCTTCCGCCTGTTTATCGACCTCATGCCGAGCGAAAAATGATTTCATCCGCCGAACCGTATCGGGAGAAAGATCGACCTTATTCTTGATGTCTCTGGCTCTGGCGATCCCTATCTCAGTGCCGCCACGACCGAATTCCTGCCGCCAAGCAAGGCCGCGTTCTGCCTCGGCGACCATCGCATCCGTAGGAACAAGATCGATCTCCACGCCTTTATATTCAGCCATCGGAGCCACCTGTCACACTTGGATTTGCAGGAAGTTTCGAGCCGAATGGTTGGAAAGCCGTCTCGATGCCATACTGCTTCGCCAGTTCTTTTTCCGATTCAATCTGAGCAAAGACTTCTTCGACATCCCGCCCGTAATGCGAGGCAATGTCCTGCATGGTCGTAATGCCGTTCTGGAGACCGATTACATGAGCGTTGATCTCTTTCTGAGGATCGACCCAATTCCAGCCACGCGCACGATAGATGATGTTATCGGCGAACTTGTCGAACTTCGTGACAGGAATGGTGACCTGATTCGTTGACATCGCCAATGATAGCCACTTGCGGAAAATAGGATCGATAAAATGCTCAATCATAAATTGCTGAAGCATCTTGTAATGGTCTCGATCTTCCATCGCGCCTTGGCGGATTGAGGAATACGAAACGCCTTCGAGATTATTGGCTAAACTGACATAGGAGACACCCAAGCCCGAAGCAATGCCACGCAGAACCGCCTTTTCGAACTCAGCGAAGGCTGAAACAGGATGCTGAGGATCGAAAGATTGAAAAGTCATTCCCTTCGGAAGCTGTTCAAACGTTCCGGGCGATGCCTCCATAATTGGAGCGTTATAATCTTCCATATCCACGCCGGAATAGCCGTCACCATCAGGAGATGTGAAGAAACCCATCTTTGAGGCCGCTGTTCGAGCCGCAACAAGTTCAGCTTCCTCATATCCATCGAGCATTTTCAAGCGAGTGAGAGCAGTCGCCATCCAAGGAAACCCGCGAGTCTGTCCCGATCGATCGGATAAGAAAATATGCAGAATCTCATCTGCCGGAACGCGAATGCGCTTGATGGTCGAAGGCTTGGCAAATTGTTGATCTGCCGGATGACTTGCCAGTAACCAATAGGCGACAGGCTTGCCAAATTTATTGATCTCGACACCCATCCGAATTTGATTTCCATTCGGACCGATCGCCATATTATATTCTTCGTCGAGATAATCGCTTTCAAAGAATTGAATTGCGAAACCCCAAGGATTATCACGAGTTTCTACAAAGCGAACGATGCACTCACCATCGCGCGCGACATTCGAAATGAACATCCGCTGACAATCGAGCCACGACATTTTGCCGTCCATCGTCGGCGTTCCGCGACGACCCCAGATATCCCATTGCCTCTCGATAATTGAGTTCCCGACCGTATCGAGAGAACCGTCTGAATTCCGCGCGCGAACCTGAATGCGAACGCCTGTATCGCCGACAACGTTCGTTTCAATCATCTGCAAATAGCGTCGAGCGTAATCATTATTCCGCGCAACATCACGACACCTGTCGCGAACCCTGCGGAGAGCAGGACGAATTTCACTATCAGCCGACAAAGTGTTCGCCACAAAATCGGCAAAAAGCCGACCAGTTGCCGCCGCAGTATAAGACCGCTTCGGAAATTTATATCCATTCGGAGTTCTTTTCTCACGAAAAAAGTCAAATAGACCCATTTTCAGAACCTCACGCGGATCGTCTGGCCTGTCGCTTGACCAAGTTTTTTCCGATATTCCCGCTTCTGTTTGACAAGTTCACCCATATAATAATCGCGCCATTCGAGCAGATCAGCGACACCCATCCGAGTCAGCGATCGACCATTAATCGAATAACTCGCCACATCCTGATCGGCGCGACCTTGCAGAATAGATTCAATTTTCTTGACCATGATCTCGGCATGAGACCGAGGATCAGCCGACCCGCTATCGAGATCGGCGATAATTGTCCACATTCCGCGCTCGATGACGATCCGGTTCGTGCCGTCGCTCATCTCCAACTGCCAATGGTATTCACCCGCTGTGAATCCGGCAGAAGTCGCGCTCGTTACCGTGAATAGGAAATTTCCATCCGAGGCAGTTGAGGAAACTTGAATCTCAGTTGCAGTCGCCGCGATCTTGGCAACATAGGTCGCCGTGTAGGTCGTCGGCGAATAATCAGGAAAGTTTCTGCGCCAAAGAAGATAATCGCCAACCACGATCTCAGTCGGCGTTTCCATAGGCGATTCTGAAACATTGAATAGATTTGCCATTCACGATCTCCACGAATTGACAAATCCGCCCTTTGGTCTTTGTCGCATCGGTCGTCTGATAGGAGTATTCTGCTCAGATATTTGTAACTCATTTCCATCCGCGACAATAGCAGAGGCTCTTTCCTGTCGATCGGCGATCGAATTCACGTTCAAATTCAAGATTGCCAAAGCCGCCATCGCATAGATTCGACAGTCGAGCGCCTCGTTTCGAGGCCGTATCTTCTGCCATTCGCGCCTTAAAAAGCCCTTATGATAGCGTTTGACTTGCTGTTCAGCCGTCAACTGCCGGAAATATTCGACATCATAATGATCTGGAAAGTGGCAATATCCGGCTCCTGCTTGAGTAATTTTGAATCTTGAATAGACCGTTTCCTTGGCTGTATCGACACCGACCGGAAACAATTTGATCTTGCCGATATTGTTCGTCGATGGTCTTGAGATCAGAGGCTTTGCCTCTCCGCCGACACCCTTGATCGCAAACACTCTGCGACCTTCGCGCGGTCGAACATAGTTATAAACCGATTGTGTGTGATGACCGCCGGAGTCCACGCAAGCCGCTCGAACAAATAATTCCTTGCCGCCTTCGGTCGTCCAAGTCTGATTGAGAGCGGCATCTAAATCCGACCAAACAGCACCGCCAGACGGATCACCATAAAGAGTTCGATAATCGAGCGACCAAGATTCTTCATTTCGTCCCCATCCGACGATTTCAACTTCGAGTCGATCGTCCTGAACGTCCACTCCTGCCGTTACAATCACAATTCCATCAGGAAGGCTGTCGAGATAATCTTCTTTTCGATTTATGAGTTCAATATCATCAACTCTTTCGCCTTGTTCTTCCCATGTCTCTCCGAGATAGGTATTAACCCACACTCTCAAAGTTGCGGGTTGCTTTCGTGCTTCAAGAAATTCTCGGACACCGTCTGATAGCATCATCCAAGGCGAATAAAGAGCGTTCAAATAAAATCCTGCAATGCCTTTGAATTCGCGTTCAGATCGCCACTCGCCTTTTTTAATCGCTCTCAGCCTCGATGAATCATCCCACTGAGAACCGCATTCCTCGCAAGTATAAACTGCCGTTTCTGGTTTATCTTTCTCGAAATTTACATTGATCCATTTCAGTGTCTGATAATGACCGCAATCTTCACAAGGAACATAATATTGTCTTTGATCGCTTTCCTCGAAAGCTATCTCGATGCGAGATGCTCCTTTGATTGTCGGAGTCGAAGCGAGAATGAATTTTCTATTCCAGAAAGTGACCGAGCGTTTCTTTGCAAGCAATATTGGATCGCCTTCCGCTCCTGCTGAAACAGGATATCGATCAACTTCGTCGCATAGAACAATTCGTATCGGACGAGATGCCAAGTTTGCCGCCGAGTTCGCTCCTGCCATTGTGATATGACCGCCAGAAAAAACTTTATGCAAAGTTGTATTGCCTGAATCTCTTGTTCGAGGATCAGCAACTTTCCCTTGAAGGCATGGTGTATCGCGAAGCATTGGAGCGAGTCGATCCTTCGACCATGCTTCTGCCATCTGCAAAGTCGGTTGCACGACGAGGATAGGAGATGGGTCTTGATCGATATGATACCCGACAAGATTGTTTAGAATCTCTGTCTTTCCGATCTGAGCCGATGACATAATTACGACCTCGGAAACGGTCGGATCAGAAATCGCGTCCATGATTCCGCGTTGATATTCTGCTCGACTCGTTTGCCACTGTCCCGCTTCTGAACTAGCTTCAGGAGATAGCTTTCGATTCTGATCGGCCCAATCACTGACTTTCAGATTCGGCGGAGACTTCCATGACTTCACCGTCAGCTTCATCGTCTCCAGTGACTTCGGAGTTGCCGAGTATTGGATTGATGGTTCTGATCTCTGCATTTGCTAGTTCATCCAATGCCGAATAAATTTCGTCTTTTATTATATCACGGATTT